CGTGGCTGGTCTGCGTGATGGACTTCGTCACCGCGGAGGAAGACCCCCCGCCGGCCGCCGCCGATGTCCACGCGGTGCCGCTCCACGTGAGCACGTCGCCCGTCGTCGTGCCCAACAGAGATGTCAGTGGTGAGGTTCCTGCCCCCAAGCACACACCGCCGGCGGAAAAAGAGGTGGCTCCGGTACCACCGTTGGGCACCGATTTTCCGGCCAGCGTGTCAGCCGTCGTGGGAAGCGGATAGCTCTTCGTGGCGTCCGAAGAGATGAAGGAATCCGCCGGCACGATCCTCGTGGAGCTCGCCGAAGCAAGCCCCGGGGAAAGTGCCAAAGCTAAAAATAAGAAAAATTTAATCATGCTGCCCTCTCAAAGGTTCCATCAGGCCGACGCTTACGCAAGCTGGATGCGGCAGACATCTTTGCTTTCGTTTCTTGGGAGTGCCCGTTTTTAGATCCGTATCGGCCTTTAACTACCATGTCGAGCATATTATCTTTTGGCGTGCCAAGCCAAAGATGGTTAGGGTTCATGCACGCCGGGTTATCGCAGCGATGGCAAACTAATATTCCAGCTGGGATTTCACCGCACTCCTCCAGCCACATCACCCGTGGGGCTTTGTACTTATTTTTTCCAACGCGAAATGTGCCACGACCATCCGCTTCTTTGTAGCCAAGCCAAGGCCAACACGAATCTCTCGATCCGCGCTGCACCTTGGCCCAAAAGTTTTTCTTTTGTTTAGGCGTAAGCATATTACCGACGAGATTGCTCAACCCACGCCGAGCCGTCCCACACAAGGTTGAGCACGGAATCCAAACCACCAACCCAGGGGCCGTTGAGGCTGAGTCCGGTGCCGTCGGCAACCGTAACCGTATTGGTGGCGCTACGCGATACCAATTCCAAGTGCTGGCCCACCGCGGAACCAGCGGCGATCTGCGGGTTCGCCGTAACCGTCACGGCCCCAGCGTTACCCTGAATGAAACTCACGTTGTCGTAGGTGGCCGCGCTGAAAGCGATGCCCCCGGCGGCGGTGATGTTGGTCGGAGATCCACGGCTGCCGGTGATCGTCGGAGCCACACCGGTACCCGCGGAAGCCGCGGTCACGCGACCCTTGGCGTCGACGGTCACCGTGGCGTTGGCGTAGGTACCCGCGGAAACTCCGCTGGTAGCCAAAGTAAACACTTGGGATTGCGAGCCGGAGGCCGGTCCCGCGGTGCCGTCCCCAGTTAGCTGGTTGATGGCGTTCACCGTAACCGCGCCTTGAGCGCCGTTCACGCTAAGCACGATATCCGCGCCGGCGTGGGCGAGTTGCCAAACCGAGCCGTTGTACATCACCCAGTCGCCGACTACGAAAGTCTGCGAGCCCGAGCCCAAGTTTTGCGTGCCCGCCACGTTGACGCGGTAGAAGTATCCGCTGGTGCCGGTGCCATCGGCGAGGGTGGGGGTGTTGGTGCTGGCATTCCAGGTGCCTTGGTACACCATGAGGCTAGCCGGGAGCTGGGCGAAAGCGATTTTCCCGCCGCTATCGAGCTGCGGGATGCCGTTGTTGGCGTTGTACAGCGTGCTGAGATAGTTGCCCACCGAGGTATTGAATGTCTGCAGGGCGCCGGTACCATCGAGATACTGGCTGGTCGTACCACCGCCGGGGAGCGTAAACTTAGCGGCGAAGCTGGTGTGATCGGATCCGCTGAGCGCACCCGTCACCCCGTTGCTGGAAAGTCCGAGGCTGAGCTGCTGGCCGCTCAGGCTCAACCCGTTGGCGGTGCCAAGCGTGACGTCGCCGCTATTGGAACCGCTGAGCACCGAGCCGTTGCCGATCGAAGAAACCGAGATATTGGAAAGCGTATTCGAACCGCCGTTGATCGTTTTGTTGGTTAACGTCTGCGTCGCGGTATCCGAAATCAGGTTGGCGCCGGCGCCGGGCACCGCGAGGGTGGTGCCCCCGGTGGTGTTGGTGATGCCGTCGGCTTGGATCTGGCGATCCGTGCTGGCGTTGGCGTTACTAATAAGCAACGCGGTGAGTAAAGCGATCCATGTTTTCATTTTAGCTCCTTCTAGAAGTTTCTGCCCAAGTGCTGCCGTCAAAAAAGTACGTGATTGCCTGGTTGTCGTCCAGCGTGATGACGCCGTTCTGGTCGGTACCGGCGCCATCCGCGATTTTAAGCTTATCGGTGGCGCTGACGCCGATCAGCGTGAGGCGCTGGCCCACGGTGGCCCCCGCGGTAAGAATCGCGCAGTTCTGCTGGCCGCCTAAGAGCGGCTTCACCCACCACACCTGATCCATGGCCGCGCTGGGCTGCATACCGACGCCGGTGTCGATTTGCACGGCCGCCGCCTTGCTGCCGTGCGCCTCGGCGCCGCCGCCGCTTGCAGGGCTGGCGCTGATCACCAGGTTGCCGTCGCCGTCCGGCGCAATGGTGACGTTGGCCCCGGCTTTGACGTCGAAGAACCGTGCGGTGCTACCTACGACACCATCCACGATGCTGAAGCCGCTGCCGTCCCCGGCGCTGGCGACGCCGGTTAACCCACCACCCCCGCCGCCGCCGCCCACGGAGCCGCTGAAGTAGCAAACGTAGACGTCTTGGCCGGCCGCCGGTGCGGTGCCGAAAGTGATGACGGAACCGCTACCCGCGTAGCTGAGGCCCCAGAGGCTGGGGTCCACGATAGCGCCGTCGACGTAAACAAAGGTTGAGGCTTTGTTGGCCGGCGAACCTGTGATGGTGAAGTTGATATTGGTGCCGTTGGCGGGTTCCGCCGGCACTTCTTGGTTGGAAAACAGGTAGGCTTGCCCCGCCAAGATGTACTGGATAAAGACTTCCTGGGCGCCAGCCAACGCGCTGTGGAAGCTGATGTGGTCGGTGAGGAAATCCCACTCGGTCTTCGGCACGATGGCGCCGTCGACGAACACGAAAACCGCGTCCGCGCTGAGCGGCACGTTGGTGATCGGAAAGTTGGTTTGGCCATCCACGGCGATTTGAAGGGGTTCTTCGTAGAAAATCGGAAAACTTTGCGGGCTGCCGGCGCCCGCGGCCCCGGTGAACAGGATCTGCGTGGAGGTGGTGGCGAAGCCCACCGGCACAATTTTTTGGCCAGCCAATGTCGGTGCGCTGGGCGTGATGCCGCCCGGCGTCGCGGGGTCCGCGTAGTAGATCGCGCCGGCCACCAAGCCGGTCGCCGCACGGAAGCCGCTGTACACGATGGTCGCGGTTTCCGAGGTGCTATAATTGGAAATCACTACACCCGCGTAGGTGCCGCGTACCGCCTGGTTGACGGCCCCGCAGTCCAACGGGTACGCGGCGCCCGCGGTACGCCCGCCGTCGCTGCTGCCGGGGCTCAGGTAGACCAGCTGCCCGGCGGTGAGGTTTTGACCCGCGGGAGCCTGGTAGACGCTGAAATAGCCGTAGCCATCCAGGGTTTTGGATTCGCCGTCCCGTAGGACGATTTGCGCGCAGTTCACGCCGAGGTACACCGCGTCTAGGTAGCGGCGCGCCAACAGGATGACGCCATTGGCCACCGGCACCGAAGCGTTGGCCCCGGTGTGCACGGTCAACGCACCGGCGGAACTAAACACGTAGGTCTGGTTGGTTTCGTTGGCCGTCGCGTTGGCGTTTAGCGTCACGGTATCCGCGCCCACCGAAAGCACGGTGGTGGCGCCGGGGATGCCGGGGCCGCTCACCGCCATGCCGGGTAAAATATTGCCGGTAAACGCGACGCCGGTCAGCGTATTGCTGCCGTTAAGGATACTCGCCGTGCTGCTGACCGGGGTGTTTGGGGTGAGGTAGGCGATGTCGCCGTCGTTGAGGGTTACGCTGCCCGCCGCGATGGTATTGTTGCCGTCGGGCACGCCGGGCATCGCCAGAAACGCCGTGGCATTCCAGCTGAGCACGCCGGTCGTCGCATCGAAGCTGAAATCACCGCCGCCCAAAAGGCGTATCGCGTTATCTGGGATCCCGCCTTCCACGATCTGGTCGAGGTACTGCACCCACTGGTCGAGCTCGTAAAACGCCCAGTTCATGTACTCGGGAGGCGGAGCCATGCCGGGCTGCCAGCCGGTCAGCAAAAACGTGCTGGGCGGCTGCACTACGTATAGCGGGTTGCCATTAGTCCAGTTTATGTAGCTCGGCGGGCGTTGAACCATTAGTAATACCTTCCGCGCAAAACGCTATTTAATCAACCCAACAAAAACACCACCGGAACCCGGAACGTTGGAATCCGGGAAGCCGTTAAGAGCCCCATCCACCCCGGGGCCCGCGAAACGAAAAATTCGGTCATGCGTGCTGACGGCGCCAAACGCCAAGCGAATACCGGCACCCAATGCGGCCTGCACGAGGTTACGCGCCAACGCGTAAAGCGTGGGGGGGATCGTAGAGCCGCCGACTTCAAAAGAGATGCTGGCCGGGTAGTAGTTTTGGATCAAAACGCTGGTGCCCTGGAAGAGGTAGCCGATGATCGCGCCGATCGTGGGGATCGTGGTGTCGGAGTAGTTCTCCGCGATTTTGCCAAAAATAAAAAGGATGTACTCGGCGTCGCTGAGGCCGTTCCTTTTGATGCCGACGATATCACCTATGGCGTCGAGCTGCGCGCCGACCGCCGGTACGCTGGTGCCGTTCCAAAGCTGGCGGGCCGCATCGACGGCGAAAATCGCGTCTTCGAGGTCTTGGATCTGCGTGACGGTGGCGCCCAAAAGCCCTTGAACGCGGGGCCGCCCCTTGTATTGCTGCAGCAGCCGGCCTTCGGCGTCGATGACGTGCGTCGTAATTTTCGTTACGATGGGGTTCATACGTAACTCACGCTCACGTTAAACTCTTCCCAGAGCGGCACTTCTTCGGGCTGCAGTTGAATGTTTGCGTTGCCGGTGGGGTTGGGCGCGCGGCCAAACTTGAGGTCGTAACTGATGATGCCGGGCACCGCATTGAAGCAACCCACGATGCCGTTGGTGCCGAAGCCGATCACCAGGCCGCCGATACCCACCAGGTTGCCGACGTCGACGATATCCTTCTGGATCGTGGCTACGCTGCCCGGATTGAAAGCCGGCTGCGCTTCCGTGGTGAGGTCGGTCACCATACTGATCACCGCGTACAACGCCACGGCGGTCGGCCTGCTGAAGCTGACGTAAAACGGGTTGCCGAGGTTGTCGATGACCTGTAGCGTGGTGCTGCCGTAGCTCTGGATGCCGGCGGGCCCGCTTTTAAAGATCGTGTTTACGATGTCAACGTCGGCGCCGCCCTGCACGACGATTTCGAAACTGTTGCCGGGCCGCCCCCACGTGAACACCAACGTGGAGCCCGTGGTATTGCCCACCGCCTGGATCTGCGGCTGCGATTGCCCACCCATGCTGCCGTTGAAGTCCACGGTGAAACCCAGCAGGTAGTCGCCGGTAACCAAAACAGCACCGTAGCCGGGGAGCGCGCGGATCGCCGCTTGCACCGCGGCGCCGCTGGCGTTGTACGCCAACGCCGACGTCACATGGCCACCCACCACCAACTGGTAGACACCGCTGCTCGGCGTGATATTGAAGGCATAGAGTTGCAGCGCCGCGTTGTAAAGGTTTTGGAAGCCCTTGACGTTGGTCACGCCGGTCAGCGCGCGCACCTTCTCCACGATGCTGTCCAACGGGCCGTTGGCGTTGGCCTGCAGGTTTTGCGCGCGGCGCACCATGGCTTCGGTGTCGGTTTCCACGTTGGTGCCGGTAAGGCAATCCAGCTGGTTGGTTACGCCGGTCCAGCCGGCCCGTGGGGAGCCGATGACGGTCAGCGTGTTGGCGCCGATAAAATTGATACCGGTCACCGTGCAGGTCGCCGCACCGATGCCCTGCGCGGGCGCGCCGACCACGCTGTTGACGATTTTAATATTGGTGACGTTGCTGCCCGCCATCATGGTGTTGCTGGCGACGGTAAATAGCGGCTGCGCCAACGCGCCGGTGGTGGGCTGCCCGACCACGGCAGCCAACGCGCCGAACGTCATATTGAAGCCGGTGGCGCCCGCGGTGACCAGCACATCGGTGTACGGGTAGTTGGCGGCCACCGAGTCATGGATGTTGTTTACCTTGGCTTGGAAGCTGTCCACCACCGTCGTCGAAACCGTCGTGGTGTTCGTGGAAACCGTCAGCAACGGCTGGCCGATGGCGCCCCACGCGATCTGGAAGCCCGCGGCCATGCTGCCGGTCACCGTCACCGCGCTGTAGCCGGTCAACGCGCGGATCGCCGTTTGGATCTGCCCGGCGGTGGCGTTAAACGGCAGGCTGCCGGTCACCAGGGCCGCGCCGGCCAACGTCAGGGTAAGCGCGAAGGCCCCGCTGCCCGGCACCGTGGCGAAGGCCAACGTGCTGATCTGCGGCAATACGTTGTACGGCATCACCGCGGTCTGCACGGCGTTGCCGGCGAGGTCGGTCACGCCGATGCTGAACTGGCCGCTGTCCGGGGTGTTGCTTTCAAAAAGACTTTGCACCGCGTCTTGCGCGGCGGCGATGGTCACCGGGGCATCCAAGGTCGCGCTGAGCGGCGGGCTGGCCGTGGTTTGGATAATGGAGCCCGCGGGGATCACGGTGCCGGCGACGCCGTAAAGCACCAAGCCGTACTCGGTGATGCCGTTGGCCTCGGTCAGCGGAGTGGGGTTGGTGCGGGTCGGCGTGGCCTTCAGCCTGCGCATGCCGGTCAACGCCAGCAGGTTGTCCACCGAGGTGCCCTCGGCCGCCGAGGTAATGTAGCCGTTTACGACGGCCTGCAGGAGCTCCCAAAGGAAAGCTTCGCGCTCCGAATAGTAGCCGACTATCTGCCCGAGGTTGGATTCCGCGGCGAGGTTGGCGTTCTGCCCGTAGATCCCACGGATAAAATCTTCTTGTTCGGCGATGATCTCCTGCTGCGGCTTTAAAACGAAGCCATTCAGCGTTAAGCCGTAGGTCGTGCTCATCCTGTGTCTCCGTTCACCGCGGATCCGCCGACCGGCAGCACACCGGAGTAATCCACGGTGCCGCTGGTGGTTTTCGCGACAAATTTTATATCGAGGGTACGTTTTGCGGTGTCCGGCGTAAAGCTATAACTGGTGAGCGACTTCACGCCGGGCGTCGCGCAGATCACGTTTTGCAGGTAGGCGTCGATGGTGGCTTCGTCGGTGCCTTTCTCAAAAATCAATTGGAACCACGGCACACCAATGGTGTTATCGAGGTACCATTCGCCCAAGAACGTGCGCAGCCTTTGAATGATGTGCTGCAAAACCGGGTTGGTGCCGCAAAGGTCGGCG